CACGCTGAAGGCGCAGAAGAAGGAGGCAGAGGACGCAGCCAAGGCGCAGGCCGAACAGCTGCGTATCAATCGCGATGCCATCCTTGCGCGCGAGCAGATCACCAAGCTGATTGAAGATGGCGCTTCCAAGGCTGAGAAGCGCGTGAAGGCTTTGCGGGAGCTGGATGACCGCATCGCGAAGGCACAGAAAGACGGTACGGCGCTGGCCGCATCCGACATCAAGGCGGCGCGAGCGGCCATAGAACGGCAGTACGAAGACAAGGGCGCCAACAAGCCCCATACGGACGACAGCGCTACTCGCCTTCTTGCCGAGTACGCGCAGGCCGAAGCCGCCTTGCGCGGCCAACTGATCACGCAGGAAAAGCTGGGAGCCTGGGAAAAGCGCCGCCTGGAGTTCGAACAGCAGATTTCCGACCTCAAGACCAAGAAGACCCTCACGGCAGACCAGAAGAGCCTGCTTGCGCAAGAAAGTCAGTTGCGCGTGGCGTTGGAAAAGAACGTCGCGGCCGAGAAATCGGTACGCCTCGCGCAAGAGGCGGCGCGCGTGGAGGTCATGCGCGCCAGCCTGAGTTCGTCCCGTGAGGTCGAACAGCGCCAGTACGACGACCAGTTGGCCGGCATGGGAATGGGCGACCGCGCGCAGGAAGAACTGCGCGCCCGCCAATCCATCGTGCGTGACTACCAGCGGCAGCTGGACCAGGCCACCCGCGATAACACCTTGGGCAAGACGTCGGACGACACGTACAGGGCCGAAACGGCTTTGCTTAGCGAGCATCTACGCCAGCGGATGGAGATGCAGCAAGCGTACTTCGACAACGTGCGCAAGGCACAAGGGGGCTGGAAGAACGGCGCGAAATCCGCGCTGGACAACTACCTAGACTCGGCCGCGAACGTGGCGGATCAGACCAAAGGCATGTTCTCCAACGCCTTCCAGGGCATGGAAGATGCCATCGTCAAGTTCGCAACAACTGGCAAGCTCTCGTTCACTGACTTTGCCACCTCGGTCCTGGCGGATTTGGCTCGCATTGCCGCGCGCCAGGCCATCGTGGGCCTGGTGGGCAGCATCGTCGGGGCTGCCGCTGGAGGGATTACAGCGGGGGCGAGCTATCAAGGAATGGGCGGCTCGGCTGTTGGCAGCGTCGATGGAATGGCCGGAGTTCCGTCGTCGTGGGGATCGGTAGCTGGCGCGCGCGCTTCAGGTGGGCCCACAGCAGCGAATTCACTCTATCGAGTGCGCGAGCTTGGCCCCGAGCTGTACTCCGAAGGCGGGGAGACTTATCTCATGTCTGGCAGCGGCGGCGGGTTTGTCACACCTTTGACGAAATCCGCTGCGCCTACTCCCTCTCAGCAGGCCCCTCGGGTGGTCATCAATAACAACGGAACACCGCAGGACTACGAGGTCGAGCGGTTAACTCGTGATGAAGTGGTGTTGATTGCACGTGATCAAGTTTATGCGCAAGGGCCGCAAATGATGGCGTCCCAACTAGGCAGAGCGAATTCCCGTGCATCCAGCGCTTTGACGAAGAACTTTAAGACTGAGCGAAAGCGATGACCTATCCAGTTTTGCCATTCCTACCGATTCAGTCCGGCTATGGTGTCAAGCCTGGAGACGGCACCCAGCGCATTGCATTAGATGGGGGCAGCGGCCGCTATCGCGCCGGCTTGCGCGGCACTCCCCACATGATTACGGCTACATACGCACTGTTCGGTGAAGAGTACGACGCTTTCATGGGCTTTTTACGCAACATCGAGCGCGCCGGGGGCGAACCTTTCCAGGCCGATCTAGTGATTGACGGAACCCGAAAGCGCCGCTATGTCGCTCACTTAATACCTGGCAGTGCTAGCGCGTCGATATCCGGAAACGTTTTCACAGTATCGGTCACTTTGGAGGTTGACCGTCTGCCTGACTACGACGACGCGACCCTGGATTATTGGGGGTCGCTCGTCATGATGCTGGCCATCTACGGCAGCATCCCGGCGGCGAAGGAAATACTAGATCTGCTTGCCAAGCTGGCAAACGAGGACTTGCCTCATGCTTGACGACATCGACTCGCAATACATTGACTTCTATTTCGGTGCACCCCAGAGCATGGCCGAGCTGGAGACGGTGGAAATCTCCCAACCGAGTTTTTCACAAGTTTGGCGAATTCAGTCGCATTACCGCGAGGGCTTCTGGGCGCGCCTGGAGTCGGGTGAGTTGGTTTTCTGGCAGTACGTGCCCATGCAGCTGCGGCCGCTGGGCGACCGGGGAAATCTGGATTTTGGGATCTCGGTGACCCTGGG